ATGGGCATGTTAGAAAACAAGGTCGCCATCATCACTGGCGCATCGTCAGGCATTGGCCGCGCTGCTGCCATGCTGTTCAGCGCGCAAGGCGCCACCGTTGTGCTGAATGCCAGGCACGCACCGGCGCTGGAGGCGGTGGCGGACGAAATCCGTGCCAAAGGCGGTCAGGTGGTCACTGTGGCGGGGGATGTTGGCCAACAGCAAACCCACGAAATGCTGGTTGCGCAGGCCATCACGTCTTTCGGCGGCGTCGATATCGCCTTTAACAATGCCGCCACCATTGGGCCTCTGAAACCGCTGGCCGAGGTTGATGTCGCGGAATGGCAGGACACGATCACCAAGACACTGACCTCGGCTTTCCTCGCCAGCCGCGCGCAGATCCCGGCCATGCTGGCGCGGGGCGGCGGGTCGCTCATCTTTACCTCAAGCTTTGTCGGCACCAGCGTTGGCCTGCCGGGCATGGCGGTCTATGCCGCCGCCAAGGCCGGGTTGATGGGACTGGTAAAGGGCATTACAGCCGACTACGCGGTGAACGGCATCAGGGCGAACGCGCTGCTGCCCGGCGGGGTGGATACGGCCATGGCCGGGGATGAGGCACAAAAACAATGGGCAGCCGGTCTGCACGCCATGAAACGTATCGCCCAACCAGAAGAAATTGCCAATGTCGCGCTGTTTCTGGCCAGCCCCATGGCCAGCTTTGTTGCTGGCTCGGCGCTGTTTGCCGATGGTGGCAATGCGGCGGTGAAGTGAGGCCGCACTTCACCTGAAACAACACCGCCACCTGGCGTGGCGGTGTTTTCGCTTAATTGCTGGGCTTAATATCGCCGGCAATTCCGCATTCAATGACATTGACGTCAACCGTTTCCAAGGGACGTCCACTTTTGGTTTCAAATGCGCCGCGAATGGTCACGCCTTTGAGAAGCATCGATTTGTATTCCTCGCGGTTACACCAGTTTTTTCGCATCACGTCCTTTGCCAGCGCCGGCACAGGATCAGGAGAAAATATCGTGATGGTATAAACCCGGTTCGCATAGCTCGCACCAGATATGCCCAGCGCGCCATTGGTGGTGGCAAAGGTTTTTTCCGCCTTGGCACGTTCTGTCATTTCAGCATCGATTTTAAGGTTGTCGAGGTTGCACCCCACGGCGTCGGCATTGGCACTGCGCACAATATTGCCTGTGCGGTCCAGCAGCTCGCCTTGCAATGTCGCGCCAAATGCAAACAGCTCTTTATAGTCGTTGGCGTTGCACCAGGTAAACTCCGTCAAATCTTGCCATTGCTGCCGCTCGGCCTCGTTGTCGTTCCCAATCCGGTAGCGATAAATCAGGGTATAACCATCCGCTACAACGGCGGTCAGCCTAACGTTTTTGTCGAAGTTTTGTGGAATGGTGCGGGATGCCGCATAACGTATCAGGGCCGCTTGTATCACTTCGCTCTGTGTTTGAGGTTCTGGCGGCGGTGGTGGCGGAGGCGGCGGCTGTGCGGCCTGCAGCACCAGACTGAACTTGAATTGTTCGAAACGCTTCTCGGCAATACGATCCAGCTGCGTCGCAGAAATCAAAACGCCCAAACCGGCCAGCGTCATGATGATGTTTGTTAAGATCGTGTCGTCAATCGGCTTGGTTTTTTCCTGACCTTTGTCGAACACAAGCGCGAGATTGGCAACGGGCACCAGGCCCATCAACCATCGGTCATTTTCGCCATAGGCATCGCGGGAACGCGCTGCCGAAAACAGGCCGGCCACAGCGCCAGCGAGCACCATTATGGCAATGTGTGTGCCAACGATAACATGGGCATAGCCATGTTCGATTGCCAGCTGTTCCGGCAGGAAGAGCAGGGTAGAGGCGTAAAGTATGACGAATACCAGACAGCAGCCGAAGAAATAGGCGCCACCGCCAATTTTCCATGTCGGTTTTGTTATCGCAAGGATTGCCCAGGCTGAAAACACCATCACGGGCCACGACCACAAAATCCTCATGAACATGCTGAGCTCAAGCAGCTCGCGCGCAAATTCTTCCATGCCCAGACCCCTCTATTCCCGGTTGTGTGGTACGGCCTCGCGCACAAAATCGCAAGACCAGGAAAAGCCGTGGCGGGAATTTCGACGTCAGGGGTAAATCATTGCTTACGCTCGCGATTGTCATCCTCGCCCGTGAGGCGAGGCTCCAAGCCGGTGCCTGATATGCAACGTGGTTGGATTCTCGCCACAAGGGCGAGAATGATGACGGCGATTGTGGTCTCTGGCACTCGCGGTCGGGCTCGTAGAGAAGACGGGCTTCAACAGAAACGGGCGGCCTTGAACAACCAAGCCGCCCGTATGGAACTGTCTGCAGGCACTGGTGCCTCAGCCGTCGTCACCCTGCGCAGGCAGCCAGTCCGGTGGCGGGCCGCCCAGCGCTTCCGCAACGCCGTTGCCCTGCGGCTGTTCCGCCTTCGCGGGTGCCGGCTTCGGTTTCGGCTTTGCCTTTGTGGCTTGTGTTACCGTCACCGGTTGCGCATCAGCGGCATCCACCCATTTCGGGCGTCGCTTTTCATCCTGCCAAAGCGCGTCGGAAATCGTAAAAACCTCGCCGGTTTCGCGGATTTCCCCGTCAATGTAACCACGCGTGTTGGCAACCACCTTAACCATTCGAAGGGTTGCCCATGGTCACACCGGCGGTAATGCGGCCGGTGGTCGGCGCCGTGCCAGTCACTGTGTAGTTGAGCCGTACATACCGTTCCGCCGTGCCGCGCGGCAGAAAGTCCGGCAAAACGACCTTGCCCGCTTTCAACTCTGCCACCGGCACGGCCTGCGACCACACGACCTTGGGCGAGGCAAAGGCCGGTGCGTCATCGGTCTGTAGCGCAATTGTCAGCGTGGTCAGGTTGTTGAAATCTTCCACCACCTGCAGGCGCAGTGGCACCGGCTTGCCCTGGCCAACATCGCGTACAACGCCGCCAGCAATGGGTGAAAGGTCGAGAATGTTGGTCGAGGCTGCCGTGGCAGTAATCGCCTGCGCATTGGACAGCAGGCTCTGAGTATCGAAAATCATGCGTTTTCCCCGTGATAGGTGTCAAAGCAAAGGAAGGGAGAAGGTGCCCGCCGCCCGTGGCGGCAGGCCTTACGGGTGCCTTTACAGGGCTACTGCCGGTACCGGCGCTTCGGTGCTGAGCAGCGAGTCCGCAATCCGGATTGGAATGTTGCGGTAGGTGGTCACTTCTTCGCCTTCCAGCGTCGCAGATTTCAGCGGCACGGTGTTGGCGCGTCCCGTCGTCAGGCCACGGTCGGTGGACTGTTCGTCGAGAATTTCCATGACCTGGCGGTTCATGTAACACACGGTGCGGCCGCCCTTGGCGTTGATGCCGTAGGTCATGTACAGGCGGTAATAGGCCTGTCGCAGCAGCTTCCACAAGTCGACATTGCCGGCCATCATCTCCGACACATCGATATTGGCAATACGCGCCATGTAGCGATAATCCTTCACGAAGGCACCCATGTGCCATTCAAAGGCGGTGACCTTGGCGTAATAGGTGTTGCCGTCATCGTCCTTTACCGGCTCTTCGCCCTTGTCCATCACTTCCACGCCGGCCTTTGTGCCTTCAGGGTAGAGCAGGGATGCGGCATGGTCTGCCCATGTCACGAACCAGATGGAGGTGTTGTCGCCGCCGGTGCCACCGGCATTGATCACCTGGTTGGCGGCATTCGGCCGCGTCGGGTCGGGAATGTTGCTGTTATAGGCGCTGAAACGCGGCGCAAACCCCTTGAACTTCTCCGGCGTCTTGTCCGTGTCGTGGTAGAAAAGGCCGGTTGCCATTTCCTGGTTCATCGCTTCCAGGAAGGGTGCGCTGTCCACCAGTCGCTGCTTGGCCGGATCGGGCGCCAGCTTCAACAGGCGGGTGTCGATTTCGGAGCGCGCTTCCAGAAAACCGGTGGTGTCATCCACCTGCTGCAGCGTGCTCTTGGATTTCTGCACGCCCTTGTAAAGTCGGCCCCAGCCAGCGGACGGCAGACCGGTGCGAATGGAGTGACGGTGAATGCCCTTGAGGTTGCACTGCGTGGCAATCGCATCTTTCAGAATGGGATTGTTCTGCGCCAGCAGTTCAAGAACGATGCCCTCGCCAGAGGCTTTGTGGGCGTCAATGAGGGTAGGTACGGTGCTACCAATGATAGCCATGTGTTATTTGCCCTTCGGTGCGTCGTTTGGAAAAAGAAGGTGAGCGGTTTCGGCCTTTCTGCCCCCGCCGTCTGCGCCTCCCGTTGGTGGGTTGTCCTCCCGGATCATCGATCCGACCTTTGCGAATATGCGGATAAGCTCGGGATGGTTGCCGCCGCCACTGGCGTTGAGGTATTCCCTCAAGGCGGGCGTGCCGAGCGTGGAAAGTGCGCGCTGGGCGCTGGAAACTGTGCCCTGCCATTTGTGGCCGCCAATGTCGCGATCCCGACGCGCCTCGTCAGCCCAGCCCTGAACACGGTTGGCCCAGTTTTCCGCCTGCGCCGCACCACGCCGTGACTGCGTTTCAATAAACTTGTCGGCCAGTTGCTGCGCCTGGCGTGTCGTCAGGCCCAGCTCCTTGAAGTCGCTGCCTATTGCATCCAGCAGTTCCTGGTCCACCTCCACGCCGTCAGGCATGGTAAGCGTATATTTTCCGTCATCGGGAACCGTATCGTCGGGGTCTTTGGGGGCGTCATCATTGTCGAAATCGTCTTCATCAATGTCATCAGCCGCATTGGCCTTATCATCGGGAAACAGCACGACCTCGGGTGAGGGCGCATTTGCCTCGTTACCACCGCCGCCAAAGCTGTCGCCTTCGGCATTAAACAGCAATGCGGCGCGGCCCAGCCACCTGTTACGCATCAACGTCATAGTCTTCGCCTTCCTCGCTGTCGGCACGGCGTTTCGCCGCTACCTTTTCTGCTTCCTTGAAATCAGCGATCGCCAGCAACAGCTTCGGGTACATGGTGGGGTCGATGCTATCGAGCTTGGCGATCAGCGTTCGCCCGGCCCCCTGCCTGCCGAGGATGTAGTTCGTTGCGTTGGTCAGTTCCCCGGAATAGGCATCGCGGTAAACGGCGCATTGTTCCAGCATCCAGAACAGCACACGCTTGCCGGCATCGAGGGCAAAGACGTCACGAAACGCCGTCGTGATTTCATCACGCTCCGGGGTATGGGGGTGAGATGGTTGTTCGTTAAAATGGTCCATTAGCCTAGTCCAAGCTGGCGCAGCAGCGCGTTGCCATTGGGGTTTTCATTGGCGCTGGCCAAAAGTTCTGCGGCCTGTGCACCCTGGTTCAGCGCCGGTGCCATGGTCGCGGCCATTTCAGCACTTTGCTGCGCCTGCGCCTGTTGCGCGCGCTGTTCACGCAGCGCCGCCACCTTGTCATCGGCAAGGATCATGGAGGGCGGCGCACCGATTGCCTCGATGTAAAGGTCAATCGCTTCGTCAGCATCCAGCTTGTCCAGCGCTTCCGGCCGTGCCCCGGCCAGCTGGCCAATAAACGCCACACCGCGCTCAATCGGCCCGGTGGAAACTGCCTGCTGCGCCTGCGCAAGTGTGGAGATATATTCCACCTTCAGTTCCAGCCCCTGCAGCTCCTCCGGTGGCGGCGGCAGTTCGTCGCGTGCCACCAGAATGTCATAGGTCCGGTCAATGGTTGGGCCCAACTGGTCGCCAAACACGTTTTCCAGCACCGGGCCCAGCTGCAGCAGCTGTTCTTCCTTGCGCTGCGTCAGTTCAAACTGGTTGCGCGGCTGCACGCCTTCCATGTTGGTAATGGCAAAAAACAGATCGGCAAAAAACGTCCGGTCAATGCGGATCTGCGTCTCCCGGATGTCCTCGCGCAGTTCGGAAAGGCTCAGGTTCACTTCCATTGCCGGGCGAAAACCCTTGCCGGCGGGGTCGTCAACATAGTTCACCGCACCGGGCAGCAACGAGTTGGGGCTGTTCTGCATGGAGGTTGGCGCGTTCATCGGCGGGCGTACCTTTTTGTCGATGCCCTCCAGCTTGCGCATCTGCTCCAACTGCAACATCTTGATGTCGGCCAGCGCCTTTTGCCCCGGTGAAAGGGAATAATGGTCGTCGTCGGAAAGCTCCCAGGCCGGCGCAATAATCGGGTTGCTGTCAAAGCCGCTTTCTTCCAAAAGCTCGGTGCCGATGTCGTCCACCCAGTAATTGGAAAGGAACGGCTTGTTGCGCTTGTCACGCATCGTCTCGTCGCGGTCGTAACGCGGCTCAATGGCGTGGTACACGTCGAAACATTCGGAATATTTGGCCGTGTCATACAGGCCGCGAATGCGCTGCGGCACCTGCTCGTAACCGAAGCGTTCTACAATGCGCTGCACGTTCCAGCGAAACACCCGGTACAGCGTCGTCGCGCGGCCCTTGTGGTTGCGCGCCAGCCAGAACCGGCCATGCACCAGTTGCTGCACGCGAATAACCGTTTCCTCGTCTTCCACCAGAATGGCAACCGACTGGCCAAACTGGCCAAGGTCGCCATACCCCACATGGAAGGCGCGGTAGAGGTTGGAGGCGGCAAATACCTCGCGCATCTTGTCCTGCACGGCGGCCAGATAGGCCTTCACCGCATCTACCTTTTTCAAGGCGGGATCAAAGGTCGTCAGCCGGAACCACGGCCGGGCAGGCGAGGTCAGGCCGGAATGCATACCAGATTTCAGCGTGTCGCAGGCATGTGTGCCGGTGCTGTCGATAATCTTGGCGCGGGTGCGCGGCCCCTCACGGTCGCCACCAAGGCGCAACCGGGTCGGCTCAATGTAATCGGCCAGCGCCCGCCATTCCGCTTCCCAGGGCTGGCGAAGCTGCTTCAGCTCCTCCAGGCGGCGACGGTGGTAGGCAATCTGGCTTTCGTCGGTTCGGCGGGTGTCTGCCATGTCTCAGGCTCCAAGCAATGTCTTTTTGCCATCCATGCCGGAAAGCGTCGGCGACAGCGTGTTGGCAAAGGTGCCAACGCCGGTACCGGAGGTCAGAATGGTGCTGGCAGAACCACGAATGCGGTCGGAGGTGCGCCGCGCAGCAGAACTCTGTCCCACGGCGTAATCCGGCGTCTTCTGCTGCGCATATTCCGGCGGCGCCTGAACAGTCGGGGTTTTCGGGGTCTTGAACATGCACATGAGCGTTATCCGATGTTGAGAAGAATGAGGATGAACACGGCAACCGGCACACCGGTATTGATGCCGCAAAGGGCCGCATGCAGGGCGCCATGCGCCCGCCAGTCGGCTGAGTTTTTGGGGAGGTTTGCGCGGGATTTTGCCGCCAGATTGTCAGCCACAACAGCACCGGCAACGGGCAGGGTGGAACACATCGCAAGCCACAGGAAAAAATTATCGGGGCTGAACAGCCACAACAGCAGGCACACGCAAAACAGCATCACGCAGAACAGCCGGCCATTGGCGGCGGCACTCTGCTGGCAGGCAATACTCACCGCCAGCACGTCACGCACCGCAACCGGGCTTTTGAATTTTATATCAATGTTGCTGCTGTTGCCTGTCTGGCCGTTATCAGTCTGACCATTTTCACTGACCTGCCCGTAATCCATAAATCCCGCTCCACCGGCCACTTCGGCCATCGGGTGGAGTGTTAGCGGTCAATGGTTGTGAGGGTGGAATGGGTGAGGCTATGCGTTTAAATAAGTCCTGAAGCAGCAGGCAATGATCAACTCGGCCAAGGGGAACCAGGATTTGGTTATCATTTGTTGAGCGACGAGCCCTGAACTGAACATCTAGTACAATTAGTGCAAAAAATCGGACGTCTCTAACTTAAGTGCGCTTCCTCACGTTGTTCAAAAACATCTCGTGAGTAGACGGAATTCCGAGAACTTTCGTTCGCGTGGGCGTGCTTGCGCCAACAAGCATTCTCAACAGAGCCGACTCATAGTCGCTGATTTGTCTATCGATGTATCTGTCTAATTGTTCGAACGGCTGTGCGTCGGTGCAGAAGGCAAACGCCTTTTGCCAGCCGTATATTCGCTTTCCAATTGCATCTAATGTCGCCGTCTTGGAGTTTTTAGGATGGAATGAGTTTCCCTTCTTCAAGAACGCCTGAATAGCAATTTTCGATTCTGAAATAGCCTTTGTAACGTCTGTCTTTAGTCGTTCCGTTGATGCTGTACTCGGGACACATCGTCGCGGCTGGATGGTGCATCCAAGAAAATTTATGGCGTTACTGCATTCGCCACTCGCAGCTTTGTCACTACCCTTGGCTGGTGCGTATAAACCAAAGCCGAAGCTCTCAAGTGTTTCACCAGCGTGGGAAATTGCCGCGTCCAATACCTTCTTATCTTCTCCCACCATGAGGATGTCGTCGATGTACCTTACCGCAGTCACACCCATTTTGTTTAATTCATGGTCTAAGTCATAAAGTAGTACATTGCCCGCGAATGCGGACAGCGATGAACCTTGGGCGACACCGATACCTCCCTTAGGGAAAAGTGACGCATAACTTTGCAACTCTTCTTCATTGTCTAGATGAAGCGCTAAAGCATACTCAAAAAGATCTGAGAGAGCGTCGTCTTGGGTTTGGGTTCGCACAAATTCAACGACGGTCTTGGTTGGTATGCGCGTAAAAAATGATTTGATGTCTGACTGATAGAAATATTTGGATCCACCATCGATCGCTTCTCTTATCAACCTAATTGCGGGCTCAACTCCGCCATATGGATGCATTAGCCCGCCTACGCCGTACTTGGACTTATTGACCTCATTGATGGCACCCAATCTCTCGTCCCGTTCAATCCGATAACGGGTATTCACATCCTTGGAATCTATCGCTGTCCTAGGTTGCAATATTTGCAAGATTGCGCGCTGTACGATCCGGTTCTTTAATGTAGCAATGGCAATAGGCCGTGGATCTTTACCTACAGCAATCCTTTTCTTTGCATCCTTCAAAACCCCAGTGACAGGATCGAATTTAAAGCGGCCTTCGCGGAGTTGTGTGATAATTCGGCGGATATGTCGTTGATGGGAGTGCTCAAACTCAGTTGCAGCACCTCGAATATCCCCGTTAGCGGAACTCATTGCACTTTTCTTGACGTGCCGCCAGGCGGAGAAAACATTCTGTTCTGACCGGACGTTTTCGAACAGCGATGCCATATTTTCTCCGCTCGGGTCCCCGTACATACTGTCCCGACCGTTGATAGGTACCCATCCACTGCGCACGGCAGAGCCGCGACTCCAGACACCTCGGCAGCAAATGCCACCTGGGCGTGGTGTCCGTGGCGC